GCAGTCAGCTCGGCCGTCCGGTTTGCTCGTTCGAACGGCTGGGGTGTGGACCGAAGGCTCGGCCATCACGCGTTGGCCACGGCAGCATGAGCATCAAGCGCCCCTGCAACCACCCGGGATGTCCCGAGCTTGTTCGCTCCGGCTACTGCGATGGGCACCGAAGAGCCACACAGCACCGCTACGACCGGGCCCGCGGCACGGCCAGGCAGCGCCGCTACGACGCCGTGTGGGACGAGGTGAGTAGGCAGTACCGCAGGGCGCACCCACTCTGCGAGGACTGCGAGGACGAGGGCAGGACCACGCCTGTGAGCCTCGTGCATCACATGGTCCCGCTCGGTGAGGGTGGGGCGCGGCTCGACAAGTCGAACCTGCGGAGTCTTTGCTCACAATGCCACCAACGAACCCATGCCGCGTAAGTCGCCTTGTGCCGTTGACGGATGCGGGTGTCCTACTATGGCGCGAGGGTGGTGCAGGCACCATTACAACAAGTGGTATTATAGCTACGGTGGTCCTGTGAACGGGGCCCCGGCCACCCGGCATCGGCCTGCGGACCAACCATGCGGCTGCTTCTGCATCGGATGCGGCGCCCACTTTGTCAAAGTGGATTCACGGGGACGTGTACCACGGTTCTGCTCAACCAAGTGCGGACAGCGGTTCCGCAAGGCGCGAAGGAGGTGGGGCGGCCACCAGGTGAAGAAGCGTACGTCACAACCCGCCGGGCACGTGTGCAGAGGTTGCGGGACGCACTTCGTGGCACCGCACTACAGGGGATGCGCCTGGCGGCAGTACTGCTCCCGACGGTGCCGACGCGCAGCCGAGAAGCGTCAAATGACGGTTCGGCGCTACGAGGGCGGGAAGTATCGGGTCCGAGCGCGACGTTGGGGTGTGCCCTATGAACCCATCAAGAACCTCGACATCCTCGAACGAGATGGTTGGGTGTGTGGCATCTGCGCTAGCCGGATTTGGAAGCATGCGAAGTGTCCGCATCCGAAGTCGCCGTCCATGGACCACATCGTGCCGATGAGCCGTGGCGGTGGGCATGTGCGTGCGAATGTGCAGGCGGCGCACTACGGGTGTAACGCCCATAAGGGTGCGGGAAGCGTGGGCTCGCAGCTACTCCTGGTGGGCTGATGTACAGGGGTAGGCGGGTCGATTTACTACCAGTCGCAGGCTCGCGGACCGGTGGAGGAAGACAACTTCTAAGGCGATGATGAAGCGCGAATGGTGACGGGGCGCGAATGGCGAAGCCGAAGCTAGCGGTCGTCGATGGCGGCGCTGCCGGCAGGACGCCCGCGCCTGCACATCTCGGCAAGGATGGCCGCGAATGGTGGCACCGGCAGGTGGCTGAGCTCGGCGAGCTCGGTGTCCTGGGCAGGGTCGACCTGACGTTGGTCGAGCAGGCGGCCGAGATGTACGAAGGCCGGCGGCAGGCGCAACGCGCGGTTGATGAGCACGGCCAACTCGTGAAGGGCCGCACCGGATGGAAGAAGAACCCGGCCGTATCGAAGCAACTCGAATACGCACGAGAGTACCGGCTCTGTGTGCGCGAACTCGCGAAGCTGAAGGCGCTGGCATCACCGCATTCCGATGACGATGACCCGTTCGACTTCTGAGTTGCGAGGCACGAACGCGCCGCTGTCGGCGCCGCCGGGCTGGCATGAACCACCCGGCGATGACGACCCGGACGTGGCGCGCGCGCTCCAGAACATCATGGCGATGCCGGTCACGAAGGGCGCCGGGGTGGCCCGGCGGCAGACGCTCGGCGACAACTGGCTCGCATGGCAGGACCACCTTGCGCGGCACCTGTTCGGGACCAAGCGCCGTGACGGCAGCAGGCGATACGAGACCGTGTACTGCGAGATGCCGAAGAAGAGCGGAAAATCGCATTACGCGGCTGCGCTGGCGCTCTACATGTTGGGCGGGCTCGAAGAGTACGGCGCGGAAGTCTACTCGGCCGGCTACAACCAGCACCAGGCCAAGGTTACGTGGGGCATTGGCGTGGACATGCTGAAGTTGCAGCCGGCGCTCAGGAGGCGGTTCGAGGCGAAGGAGTACCGCAACGAAATCCTGTGCCCTGCGCTCAACGGACTGTGGGCGCCGCTCACGAAACAGGATCTCGGCCAGCACGGGTTCAATCCGTTCGTGGTCGTGTTCGACGAGCTGCACACGCAGCAGGGTCGTGACATGTGGGACGCGATAAGGCGCTCGATGGGTGCGCGGGAGGCGCCGCTGCTGTTCGCGATCACGAACGCCGGCTACGACCGGCAGTCGATCTGCTACGAGATGCGCGACTACGCGATGCGCGTGAACGCTGGCGACATCGACGATCCGAGCTTCTTGGGCGTGGTCTATGGTGCCACCGAATCGGACGACTGGACGGAAGAAGAGGTATGGCGAAGGGCGAACCCCGGACTCGGTGCGACCGTGCGGGTCGGCCGCGTGGCCCAGGAATGCGATGAGGCGCAGGCTCAACCGTCGGCGCAGAACTCATTCAAGCGCTGGCATCTCTCGCTCTGGACGCAGCAGGACACGCGTTGGCTGCGCCCCGAAGACTGGCAGCGCTGCGCGCGGTCCTACACGGAAGCCGACCTGCTTGGCGCCCGTTGTCATGGTGGTCTGGACATTGGCGGAATCGACGACCTGACAGCGTGGGTGAAGGTGTTCCCGGAGGTGGACGACCCAGAGGTCGTCAAGGTCGTGTGCACGGCGTGGTGTGCTGCGTCTCGCCTGACCGACCGCTCGAACCCGTATGGGGCACTCTACCAGGCATGGGAGCGCGCTGGTTGGCTGGTCGCGGTGCCCGGCGACGCGATGGACTACGCACCGGTGAGGGCGAAAATCGTCGAGGACGGCCAGCGCTTCGACCTCGTGGACCTCGCGGTGGACGTCGCGTTCCAGGGCAACCAGTTGATGGTCGAACTCGACCAGGATCACGACCTAACTGTCGTAGCCATGCGCACCACGTATGGGGACATGACCTCGCCGTGCGATGAGTTGGAGCGTCGTATCCGCATGGACCCGCCGCGGATACTGCACGATGGCAACCCGCTGCTCTCGTGGGCGGTTGGCAACGTGGCGCTTCGCCATCCCGACCCGGATCGTAAGCGGCCGGTCAAGGACACGAAAGACGCGAAGATCGACCCGGTGGTGGCGCTGCTCATGGCGCTAGACCGCTCGGTCCGGGGTGCGCCGCCTCCCCGGTCCCGCTACGAACAAGAGGGCGCGGAGCTGGCGCACATATGAGCGCCGTCCGTCGGCTCATCTCATTCGGCCACGCGCTATGGCGTTGGGCCGACCTCGATGCGTCGGACTTGCACTACTATCCAGGCGTCCTGTTCGTGTCCTGCGGGCTGGCGCTCGCTGGTTGGCGCTTCGGGTTCGGTGCGGCGTCCGGGCTGGTCGCGCTCGGTATCGGGCTGATCTATCCCACGACCCGGAGGCGCGAGGAGGGGGAGGATGGACGCTAACATCAGGCTCACGCACAACGCCGAGCAGGCGCGTGCAGTGCTCGCGGAGCTGTCTCTGTTGCTCGGTGCCTACTTCGCACAGCTCCAGGATGAGGGCTTCACCCGGGCCGAGGCGTTCACGGCGATCCTGCATGTGCAGCAACTCCTCATGACGCAGAGGTCCGTGTAGCGGTGGGCCTGCTCACGAAGGTCGAGCGGAGGGCGAGCCTGGAGAATCCCTCCACGAGCCTGGCCGATCCAGACGCCTGGCTGATCGACGCGTTCGGTGGCGGCGAGACGGCGTCCGGCAAGAGCGTCAACCACCACAGCGCGCTCAAGCTGTCGGCGGTATGGGCCTGCACCAAGGTCATCAGCGAGGACGTGGCCAAGCTGCCGCTGCCGGTCTACCAGAGGCTCGAACGCGGCAAGGAGCGCGCACGTGAACATCCGTTGTACCGGGCGCTGAACACCAGGTTCAACCCGGAGATGAGCGCGTACAACGGCCGGCGCACGCTCCAGGCGCACGTCCTGAACTGGGGTGCTGCGTTCGCGGAGATCGAGCGCAACGGCATGGGCGACATTATCGGGCTCTGGCCGCTCTTGCCCGACCGGACGAGGGTCGAGCGGGTCGGCGGGCGCAAGATCGTCGTCACGCGCGTCGGCGGCAAAGACGTGCCGCTCGATGCGGACACCGTGCTGCACATCCCTGGCCTCGGGTTCGATGGCCTGCGCAGCTACTCCGTGATCGGCATGGCACGTCAGGCGATCGCCTCAGCGCTCGCGGCCGAGGAGTATGGCGCCCGCTTCTTCGGCGGGGGTGCGATTCCCGGCGGCGTCATCAAGCGCAAGGACACGCTCTCGGAGCAGGCGCAGGCCCGGCTCCGTCGCTCGTGGAATGCGATGCACCAGGGCCTTACCGGCGCGCAGCGCATCGCGATTCTCGACGAGGGCATGGAGTACGAGAAGATCGGCATCCCGCCCGAGGATGCACAGTTCATTTCGGCCCGGCAGCATGGCGTCGAGGACGTCATCCGCTACTACCGCGTCCCGCCGCACAAGGTACAACACCTGCTGCATGCCGGCGTGAGGGCGAACGTCGAAGCGGAAAACATCAGCTACGTGACCGATACGCTCCAGTCGTGGCTGGTCTGCTGGGAGCAGGAGATCAACGGCACGCTGTTCGAGTTGGCTGAGCAGAGCGAGTTCTTTGCCGAGCACCTCGTTGAGGGCCTGTTGCGGGGCGACTCGGCTGCCCGTTCGGATTTCTATCAGCGTGGCATCAACAACGGCTGGCTCACCCCGAACGAAGCCCGCGAGATGGAGAACCGCAACCCGATGGAGGGCGGCGATAGGCTGTTCGTGCCGCTCAACCTGGTGCCGCTCGATAGTCCGATGCTGGACGAGCCGACGCTCGGCGCGCCACCGAGCGACGACGCGCCCGAGGATGACGACGATGCGCCCGAGGAGAATGCACGAGGGCAGCTTGCCGAGGTCCGTGCACGTCGCTCGGCCACCGAGCGCTACCGGCTCCAACGTGCCCATATGCGTCCGTTCGCGTCGGCGGCAAAGCGCGTGCTTGCCAAGGAGGTCCAGGCGGTACGCGAGATCCTGGCCCGCACCTACACCGAGCGCGGGGCTGCCGACTTCCGGGCCGAGTTGGAGCGCTTCTACCGAGGCTTCACCGAGACGGTGGTGCGCGAGATCGGGCCGCTGATCGCGGCCTATGCCTCGCTCATCCGAGGCGTCGTAGCGGACGAAACGGGATCGACGACTGAGCCCGATGTGCAATACGAGAAGTTCGTCGAGGACTACACGGCCGGCATGGCCCGTCGTCACGTCAGGAAGTCGAGGCGCCAGCTTGAGGCGATCGTGCGCGACACTGACGAGGCCGAGGTGAGCGAAGCCATCGAGGACAACCTGGTGCGTTGGCAAGACACACGGCCCGAGAAAATCGCGCTGTCGGAGACGGTCCGCGCCGGTGGGGCGTTCGCGCGTACGGCCTACACCGGGGCCGGCGTGCTCTATTTGCGCTGGGTAGCGTTCGGCAAGAGCTGCCCGTACTGCGCGCGGCTGGACGGCAAGGTCGTCGGCGTGCAGGACAACTTCGTCGCGAAGGGTGATGTCATCGAGCCGGTCGCATCCGACGATGACGACCGCGCTACGTGCCTGCCCGAGACGCGCACCGACCCGAGCGAGCCCTACTACGAGGACGACTACGTGAGCGTCGAGGAGCGTGCGGGGCCGATGACGGTCAAGGCGAACGCCGCGCACGCCCCGCTTCACGCTGCGTGTGATTGCAGTATAAGCGCAGCGCTTTAACCGAGGAGTACATGATGAGCGACAGCGAAAAGACCATAAACGCCGGTGTCGAGCGCAGGTTTGTTCCACTGGAGGGCCTCGAGGTCAGGGCGGAGGACGGTGGTCCGAAGGGCATCCGGGGCACGGCCGCGGTGTTCAACAAGGGCACGGTTATCGCCGGGCTGTTCGAGGAGCGCATCGCTCCGGGCGCCTTCGATGACGCGCTCAAGGGCGACGACGTGCGGGCGTTGTTCAACCACGACCCCAACTTCCCGCTCGGCCGCACGTCGGCCGAGACGCTCACCCTGCGTGCCGATTCAAAAGCGCTGCACTACGAGGTGGCGGAACTGCCGAAGTCGAGGGGTGACGTACTGGAGGCGATCGAGCGTCGTGACGTAACCGGCAACAGCTTCTCGTTCTCGATCGAGGCGGACGCCGATGTCGAGTGGACCGACCGGAGCAAGGAGAAGAAGCTGCCGCTCCGCGTCATCAAGCGGATCGGCCAACTCTACGATGTCGGCCCGGTCACATTCCCGGCCTACGAACAGACGAAGGTGTCGGCTCGGGCCGAGGAACAGGCGCGTGAGATGGCCGAGGCCGAGCTGCCAGGGCCCCCGCCACCCGCTGATAGCGACCCTGGCGTGGACACGCGGCCCTACGTGGACCGTGAGCGCAAGTTGAAGGTTGTCGAGGCGTCGCTCGACTGATGGTGTTCGTCTTCGACCTGGACGGAACGCTATGCGTCACCGAGGGCATGGCGTACCTGGATGCCGTGCCGGACCCGGAAGCCATTGCGAGAGTGAATGCGCTGTACGAGGCGGGGCATCGAATCTGTGTCGATTCCTCGCGTGGCTACGGAGCGGGCACGGACTGGACGGAGCGGACTGCCGAGCAGTTACGTGAGTGGGGCGTCCGCTACCACAAGCTGCGCTGCGGGGTCAAGCTGCCGGCCGATGCGTACGTGGACGCGAAGGCGTTGAGGTTGGAGGAGCTGCCGAGGGGCTAGGAGAGCATGACGACACGAGCCGAGGGGCTGATAGTGGTCGGGGTGATACAGGCGCGCATGGACTCGCGGCGCCTGCCCGGCAAGGTGCTCGCCGATATCTGCGGTGAGCCGATGCTCGCGCGCATCCACGAGCGGCTGTCTTACGCGAAGTCGCTATCGCGCATCGTGGTCGCGACGACAACCGACCCGACCGACGACGTGCTGGTGGCCGAGTGCGAGCGACGCGGGTGGGACTACGTCCGCGGGCCGGTGGACAAGCTCGCGGTGCGCCTCTTCTTGGCCGGCGGCACGTTCGGGGCGGACGCCATCGTGCGGGTGTGGGGAGACTGCCCGTGCGTGGATCCGGAGCTTGTGGACGAGGTGGTCGATGCGTTTGGGTGCGGGCCCACCGTGACGACGTTTGCCGGTCCGTGCTACGGATTGGGCGTCGAGGTCTACGCGCTTAACGTGCTCGGGCGGATGCCGGCCAATGTTGAGGCGTGCCAGTTCTATCCTGCCGGTCATTGGTCCGACACGCACGAGCATGTCCCGCCCGG